GTTTGACTAAGCAATAATCGTTTGCTATACTTAAAGGGTATACTCTAAGGGGATCTGTATGACTGTTTTGGCTGTAGTCCGTCATGAAAATAAAATATATATGGCTGGAGATCGTGGCGCCTCTGATGATAATACAATACTTGCTTTAACAGCACCAAAGGTTTGGAAACTTGGTCCATACCTGCTTGGATATGCGGGGGCCTTAGATGGAGAACGAATTAGATATAATTTTAATCCATATGTTCCAGATATAAAAGACTTAGATAAATTTATGCAAACTAAGTTTATTAAACAATTAAGAAATTTTTATAGTGACTGGTGGGTTGATACTGGTAAAGAGGCTGATCTTGGCTTAATTATTTGTATTAAGGGTCAAATATATGAACACAATGCTGTGGATATGTCTTTATCTAAATATAATTTAGAGTATTTGGCAATGGGTTCTGGCGCTGAGTATGCTTATGGATATTTAAATGCTACAGAAAAATCTAAAGACCCTCGTAAAAGAGTGGTTGGAGCAGTAAATGCTGCTATTAAATTTAGCCCATCTTGTATGGGGCCTATTGACGTAGTAAGCATTTAAGAGTATAATATAAAGTAAGAAAACCTAGGGGGTAAAATGAAAAAAGTTTTATTTAGTTTAATTGCGTCATCATTATTATTTAATTTATCTTCTGCAAAAGCAGATCCAACATATGCAGTGCTTGATGCAAATGGAAATGTTACAAACATTATTGTTTGTGGCAGCGCATGCGCTAGTGGTGAATTTGGTGGCAATAAAGTAGTACTACAAGTAGCAGCAGATCCAGTAACTAATGAAAATCGTGGTGGGTTTTGGTATGGTCCAGGAACTACAACTTATGACTCCAACTCTGGAACTTTTACTATGGTGGAACCTAAAACTGTAACAAATTCTTTAACTGAAGAAGAAGATGGAACAGAAGTTACTTCATCTGCAACGATTAATGGTGGAGCAACAACTCAATTTACGTACAACGATACTATTGGAAATAACCTATTTACAAGAGGTGGTTTTAATTACGGATGGACGGAAAATTCTTCTTCAACTATATCTGTAAATAAAAATAACGTTACAGAATCTTTAGATTTTAATAATAGGCAAACAGGAATTCAGATTCAAGAATCTATACAAAATTCTGGCTTAGCATTGCTTAATTCTAAAGTTCAAGTATTAATTTCTTTACTTGGTTCTTGGGTTAAATAATATAAGTGTTGCGGAAGTAGTTCAACGGTAGAATACTACCTTGCCAAGGTAGATGTTGCGGGTTCAAATCCCGTCTTCCGCTCCACGCCCTCATGGTCTAGTGGTTATGACATCACCCTTTCACGGTGGTAACAGGGGTTCAATTCCCCTTGGGGGTACTAAAATTTGGTATAATAGATTTGTACCTGCCAAAAGGGGGTACATAAATGAAACTCGCTGAAAAGGAGAATATAAAATGGTAAGTTCATTTGCGTTGGATCTTTTTAAAGATCCTTTTTTTATTGGTTTCAATCGTGAATTGGAACGTTTAAACACAGTACATAATCTAGCAACTCGTCAGGCATATCCGCCTTATGACATTATTAAAGTAGACGAAGATACATATAAATTATCTTTGGCCGTTGCTGGATTTGATGAAGAAAACCTTAATGTTTCGGTAGATAGTGGAACATTAATTGTTAAAGGTGAAACTAGTGATACAGAAGAGGGAGAAGTTGTTTATAAAGGAATTGCTTCTCGTAAATTTACTCGTACATTTGCTTTAGGCGAATATATGGAAGTAACTGGGGCAGAAATTTGTTGCGGTATGTTAAATATTAACATTGAACGTATAGTTCCAGAAGACAAAAAGCCAAAGCAAATTAAAGTAAAAGTTGCTAAATAGCCGATAAGACTGTATACTGTATATATGACCTGGACATGTCATAAAACTGTCCATATATTAAAGGAGTATTATGCCTAGATACGATTACAAGTGTTTTGTTTGCTCTTCACAGGTTGAGTTTGAAAAATCAATTGATGATGACAAGTATCCAATATGTTGTAATGAATCTATGCAAAGATTATGGAGTGCACCCGCTGCAATTTTTAACGGTAGCGGATTTTATTCAACCGACAACAGAAAGTAGATGTATAATAATACTATGACTAACATTGTTCAAGAACATCCAAGCGTAGTTTCAAAACAATATATACTAAATGCCAATGATCGTTGTGACAAATGCCAAGTTCAGGCTGTAGTTAGAGTAAAAGGTTTGTCAGGTGAGTTAACTTTTTGTAATCATCATTATGAAAAAATAATGAATAATTCTGAGTCACACAGCAAAATGATGTCTTTTTTAGTAGAGGTTCTTGATGAGCGTGAAAAACTCATTAAAAACAAACCAACTGGGGGAATATAATGTATAAGTATTTTGTAAAAGAAGTAACAAAAGTTGTTGATGGAGATACCATTGATGTAATTATTGATTTGGGGTTTGACATTATGTTTTCATCCCGCGTTCGTTTAGCGGGTATTGATACTCCAGAATCTCGTACAACAGATAAGTTTGAAAAGGCTCTTGGTCTTGAATCCAAAGAATATTTAAAGAAAAATTTTAAAGATGCAAAGTCTATCGTAATTAAAACTGAAAAAATGAACTCATCAGAAAAATATGGTCGCATTCTTGGCTGGCTATATATTAATGATGATGCTGAATCAATTAATGACAAAATGATCAACGATGGGTACGCTTGGGGATACCTTGGGGAAACTAAAGTTAAAGATTTTGAAGCATTAAAAAAGGCTAGGGCAAAGTCTGGAAAATGAAAACTGTTTTTTATTTTACTGCAGATTGGTGCGGTCCTTGTAAAAAAACACGTCCAATTGTTGAGGATTTAAAAAAAGAAGGATTTCAATTTCAAATAATAGATGCTGATTATGAACAATTACTTGTTAAAAGATTTGAAGTAAGGTCAATCCCAACATTTATATTAATTGAAAATGAAAAAGAAATTAAACGTACAACTGGAACAAAAACAAAAAAAGAACTAGAGGATTTTATTAATGGATAATAACTATAGTCTTTTTTATCATTTACAAATAGCAAAATGTGGTGGAACATATTTAAATAATATGATTATTCATAATATATTTAATATTTTACAAAAAAATAAAATACAGTATATAGACGGAGAATATCATTTGGGTTGGCAAGAGATTCCAAATATATATACTATTTCTTGTTTTAGAGATCCAGTAAAAAGAACTGTAAGTCATTATGCATATTATAAAAATGGTGGTCAAAATGGGCCAATTCCAAAGGGAGTGCCAGGTTTTATTGAATGGGTAAAACAAAATGAACAAATTTTGTCTAACTATCAAGTTAAAAATTTTTTATATACAAAAAGAAATATGCATTTAAATCCATTTAATCCAGATGGAATAGATCCAGATTTTTTAAATATTGAAATAGATAAAATAAAAGCATTAAATAGAATTAAAAATACCAAGATATTATTAAAAAATTCACAACTCAATGAAGAAAATTGTATAAAGGTAATGGAAAAAATTTTTAGTGATTTTGGAATTAATGATATTCCTTTTATAAATAAAGAAAAACAGTATGACCATAACACCACTCCTGGAGCAAAAGAAATTTTTAATAATTTAAATAGTAAAGAAATAGATTATATATATAGCATAAACGACATTGATTCTGAAATATATTTTTTAAATAATTTATATTTTAATGAAGGAAACTAAAAATGAAAAAAAAATATTTTGATGGATCAAACCAGTGGGAAGAAAAAGATGTTAATACTACTGGACTTCCAAGACCTTGGGCAATTCCACAAAGAGAAGGTTTAGCAAAAAGGGTTCCAATTCCGTGGCAATCTGAAGATCGTTTTGAATCTTTTGGTCATCTTGGATTAAATGAAAAAAATGAAGATTCGGTTTATGAAAATGATTTATGTCCATACTGCGGTATAAAGATTAACAATGAAGAGGTTGTCATTAGGTGGTATACGTGTAATTTAGTTTTAGTAAATAAAACTGATAGATGGGTTTATTCAGATTTACATCCATTTCATTTAGAATGTATGGAAGAAGGTCGTATTTTTTGTCCACATATGAGAAAGTTAGAAGATTCAGATTTTGAGATAGGCAAGTATAGAGAATTAAAACAAAACGCAATTAATGATGTAGTAAAATCAAAGGAGTTAAGAAATGAAAAAACTATTCAAAAGGATATTCAATCCTGATGGGAAAAATATGACTTCAGATGAAAATGAAATAATTGAAAGGCTAATCCTTGAAGGGGCAATGGAAGTTGCTGGAGTTGACGCTGAAAATGGAGAATTATTGTACTCATTTACTCCCAAAATTCAACAAGTAATGCCAGAACTATATCATGATCACATGAATTCTGTAAATGCTGAAATCCTTTCTTTATGGGAAAGAGGGTATGTAGATATAGATTTTTTAGCAAAAGATCCA